CGATTTTTTTTATGGCCAAAACAAATAAAAAGGTTGACTTATCCTTAAACTGTGTTATTATAACAGCATAATAAGGAAAAGGAAACAAGATGACATAGCCAGCAGTAAAGTGTAAGTAGTTGATTAAGGGAGAGCGGTGCTCGACAACTACAGAGGTTTACAAGTCAGGTAGGACTCAAGGAACCATAACACTACAACTAAACACTACCCGGTACAGACTGATCATCTGTACTGATTGTAAAAAGATCAAGTTTTATAACAGGAGCAAATATGTCAGAAGAAATTAAAAAGTACGCAGATCCAATACTAGATGCTACACCAAGAATAGCAAGAGATCCAGCAGATCAAGAAGCATATGATGCTTTCTTTGCTAATGGTGGTAAAGTATCAATAGTGGATAAGAATGCACGTACTGAAAGTTTTACAAATAATCCTTGGCAACGAGGAAAAGGCCGTCCAAAAGCAACTCCGCAATCTAAGGATAAGAAATAATGTATTATGTACTAGGTGAAAGTGCCGAAACAGGCGAGTTTGAAGTATGGGAAAGTCTTAGTGCTAAAGAAGCAATGGCAGTGAGAAACGAATATATCAAGTTAGGATTGCAAACAAGATCAGGAAAAATGCCTGATAATGCATTAATAGGTTGACATATACGTATAATGTGTTAAGCTGTTTATACAGTTAGAAAACAACATTGCATAGGAGAGCTAGAATGCAAACAAATAAAAAAGATTCCAAAACTATTAATTTTGAAACTGATCAGCAGGTAATGGACCGTATTGCTACACGTTTTGATATACTACATGACATGACCAAAGCAGTTATTGCTGGTGATGTTAGAGCTATGATTGTTACTGGACCTCCAGGAGTTGGTAAGAGTTATGGTGTTGAAAAAGAATTAGACAAAGCATCAATGATGGATAACATTGCAGGTCGTCCTATCAAGTACGAAGTTGTAAAAGGTGCAATGACTGCACTAGGTTTGTATGCTACATTATATAGACATGCAGATGCTAACCATGTGTTGGTATTTGATGATTGTGATAGTGTGCTTATGGATGAACTAAGTCTTAACATACTTAAGGCCGCACTTGATTCAGGTAAAAAACGTGTTCTACATTGGAATGCAGATTCAAACAAACTTAGATCAGAAGGTATACCTGACAAATTTGAGTTCAAAGGTGGTGTAATTTTTATCACTAACGTAAAGTTTGAGAACGTTAGAAGTAGAAAACTACAAGACCATTTAGAAGCATTGCAATCAAGATGTCATTACTTGGATCTTACATTAGATACTATGAGAGACAAGTTCTTACGTATTAAACAGATTGTTGCCACAGGTGAACTGTTTAATGATTACGATCTTAGCAAGGAAATGGAAGGCGAAGTAATTGCATTCATGGACACTGTGAAAGATAAATTAAGAGAAGTAAGTTTAAGAATGGCGTTGAAGATAGCAGATCTTACAAAAGTAAGTCCTAACTGGAAACAGTTAGCAGAAAACACTGTGATGAGACGCAGATAGAACAGGTTGTCATATCAGATCTAGCTCCTGGACAACCTAAAGTGGGCAATGTTGAAAAATGTTGCCCACTTTCCTTTATGGTAATTAATGATATGCAAAAATTAATAGTCACTTTAACTAAAATCAATGACCCAAATCAAACCTATAATTTAATATTTGATCTTTTACCAAGTTTCTTCTTACCAAAGTGGATAGAACGATTTGCAGAGTCAAACCGGTGCGGGTACGATATTAGCGAGCCTTGGGCCTTGTATAACATAAATGACATCTGGACCAACCAATACACAGTAAATTTTATAAATGAGCACATTGATATTTGCAATAGTATATCACCTGATATGTTCTCACAAAAAATCTCCAGTGTAGACGATCAAGACACACTAAACTACATTCACAGTGTGTTTGAATTACATCACGGTAAACTTGATGAATGGAAAAACAATCCACTTTTTAACGGACCACATGGCAACAAACTGAGAAATAGTTTGAGCCATATAAATCAAACAGTACACCGATGCGAGGGCACAGTAGAACAGAATCCAAAAATACGGGTGGTATATTTTGATTTGCCCAAAACAGAAATATTCTCAAAAGAAGATTATAAATTGTTTACAAATAGTGTTGAGTTTGGTGGTGTGTATACGTGCTATGCAGATGTAGGCAAAAATTTAGAAGCACTTGCTATCGACGAAGATGATCACCATCACGACTTTGTTCCTAATACACATTACAGTGTTGACTTTCAAATTAAATTTTGGGATGACACTGGCATAGATAAAACAAGAATTTACAAAAATTTTTATGAGGATAACATAAATTATTTTTACAGTAAAGGTTACAAACTAAACGATTATCGTTTAACAACAGGTGCAATTAAAATTGCACAATTACAATATTCAAACAAAGCATCTGTATTAGAAGAAATATCGCATTGCAATAGCATAAAATCAGCAGTGTTAGCCTAAACACTTGACTTTTTGGCTACCTATGTTATTATTTTAATATGAAACTTGCAACACTAATAATTAACGATGAAGTAAATCTTAAGATATCAGGTTTAGAACTTGATGTTCGTAAGAAACTAGTGAATACTTTTAAGTATGATGTACCACATGCAAGATATTTGCCAGCAGTGCGACTAGGACGTTGGGATGGTAAAGTTGCATACTTTCAAATGGGCGGTAGCACATACTTAAATTTGTTGCCTGACATACTTCCTATACTTGAAGACTTCAACTACGACGTTGACATACAAGATAACAGAGAATACCAAACAGTATTCAAGTTTGATCCAGTGGCAGAAGATACTTACAGTGACATTATGTGGCCGAAGAATCATCCTGCCTCTGGCACTCCTATTAAGATGCGTGACTATCAAGTTGAGATAATAAACAGTTTCTTAAAAAATCCACAGTGTATACAAGAAGTAGCAACTGGTGCTGGTAAAACAATAATGACTGCAAGTCTAAGTGAACGTGTGGAAAACTATGGACGTAGCATTGTTATTGTACCAAACAAAAGTTTAGTTACACAAACAGAAGCAGACTATTCAAACATGCAACTAGACGTTGGTGTGTTTTATGGTGACAGAAAAGAGTTTGGACATAAGCATACAATATGCACATGGCAAAGTTTGAATGTGTTACTTAAGAACACAAAAAATCAAACAGTTGATATCACAATACATGAGTTTTTAGAAGATGTGGTTGCAGTTATAGTTGATGAAGTACACATGGCAAAAGCAGATGCACTTAAAACATTGTTAACTGGTGTGATGAGCAAGATACCATTGCGTTGGGGACTTACTGGTACAATACCCAAAGAACCATTTGAGTTTCAAGCACTGCATTGTAGTTTGGGTCCTGTGATAAATCAACTTAGTGCCAGTGAGCTACAGGAAAAAGGTGTACTTGCAAACTGTCATGTGAACGTTGTGCAGTTGATTGACCATGCAGAATTTACAAACTATCAAAGTGAATTAAAGTACCTATTTGAAGAAAAAGGGCGATTAGATACCATTGCAGGCTTGGTTATTGAAGTAAATAAAACGGGTAACACATTGGTGTTGGTTGATAGAATAAGTGCTGGTACAGAGCTACTAAACAGAATGGGCGATGAAGCTGTGTTTGTAAGTGGTGCAACCAAAGCAAAAGCAAGACAGGATGAATATGATGAAGTGGCTACTGCGACAGGTAAGATTATTATTGCTACATATGGTGTCGCGGCCGTGGGCATTAATCTGCCACGTATCTTCAATCTTGTCCTTCTTGAGCCTGGCAAAAGTTTTGTACGGGTTATACAAAGTATTGGTAGGGGTATTCGTAAAGCGGAAGACAAAGACCACGTCCAAATCTGGGACATAACATCAACTTGCAGGTTTGCAAAAAGACATTTAACCAAACGTAAAGCATTTTATAGAGAAGCAAACTATCCTTTTAGTGTAGAGAAACTGGATTGGAATGCGTAACAAAGCGGAGAAATTATGAGAATACTAACACTAGACAATACTGTGTTTGATTTAGATACATTGCCAGAAGAGATAGATGACTTACGTTTTTCAATCTTTGACAACAGTGATCCACAAAACCCAGATCACTTGTATATTCCTTTAATATTTTTAGAAACATTTAATTCGCCAGCATTGGTACTGCGTATTGGCGAACAAACAATGAAGATGCCAATTGATTGGCAAGTGTTAATTGGAGAGCCAGAAGTAGGCGACTTAGAAATGCTACAACTTACTAGCATTAACGATAGAGGATTTAAAGTATTTCAGTTTAATCCACTAACCAGTTTTAGACCTAGTTACATGGACATTGAAATTGTTGATGTGTATCAGGACGTAACATGGTATGTGCCTAAATTGAAAAATGGACAGATGTTGGCCGTTCCGGTCGAAGACAAAGACGATCCACGATGTGCGTACTTTGTGAAGGACATCAGTCGTAACTGTGAAATCGTGGACTACAATAAGGCGTGGTAATATGGAATTTACAAATGGCATATTTAATGTAATAAAAAACAAGATGAATGACAGTGCAATTCTGGCATTGATCTATACTTGCGGTCATGTTATAATAGCAATGAATGTTGTGTATTGGATGACCGGTGCAAGTATATGGGAGGCTGGACTAGTAGCACTGGTTGAACCTTGCATAAATGGTGTATGGTTTTATATATTACATAGAATATGGACAAAATACAATGAGCGAAAAACTTAGTATAGCAAATGAAATGCGGTGCTTGGATAGCAAGGATCGCAACTTCTATGACAGTTTGACTGATGAAGAACGTAAAAAGTATTCAAACTTTCTTATGATACGTTGGAGTAGTGCAGTACAAGGTCCTGCAGAACTGCAAGAATACTATTTGGTTGCGTGTAATGAAAGACTCAACAAGCATTTCTTTGATATAAACAAGCATCAAAAACTACAATGGTTGTGTGCCACAAGTATTTCACCAGGTATGGGCTCGCACAGACATCAATGGATCTCTCCCAAGAAGAAAGAAAAAGGCAACAACGAAGGCAAAAAAATACTAATGGAACTGTTTCCTGCAATGAAAGCAGATGAGGTAGAACTGTTGAGCAAGCTGATGACCAACAAAGAACTAAAGGAACACATGCGTGACAGTGGAGTCGCAGACAAAAAGTGAACTGTATAAATGCAAGTACTGCGAACGTGAGTTTAGAAAAGAAAGCACACTGGCAGTACATCTCTGTGAGCAAAAACGCAGATACCAAGAAGAGAAAGAAGTTGGTGTGCAAATTGGATTGCAAAGTTATCTAAAGTTTTACACCATGACACAGGGCAGTGCAAAACTTAAAACCTATGCCGACTTTGCCACATCACCATACTATAAAGCATTTGTAAAATTTGGCAGACACTGTGTTGGTATAAATGCAATCAACGTACCCAAGTTTGTTGAGTGGGTAATCAAAGAAAACAAGAAACTGGATCACTGGTGCAAAGAAGCAGTATATGATGAATACTTGCGTCAGTACATTCAAAGAGAAGCACTCACTGATGCACTACAACGTGGCATTGAGTATAGTATAAAGTGGAGTGAAAAAACAGGACACCCTGCACAGGACTTTTTACGTTATGGAAATGATAACAGTGTAGCATTTGCAATAAGTACTGGACGAATATCACCGTGGTTGGTATTCAACTGTGAATCAGGACAAGCATACTTGGCAGACATGAATGCAGATCAAACAAAAATAGTATGGCCATGGATTGATCCAGACTTTTGGACAAAGAAGTTTCGAGACTATCCAGCAGATCAGGCATACTGTGAAGAAATACTTAAACAAGCAGGATGGTAATGAAAGTACTTTGCCTTGGTAATAATCACAAACATACAGATGAACTAACAAGCAAACTTGGAAAGAATCACGGTTTGATTAACAACATCGATGTAGAAATCCTTGATGGGTTTTATCATACCAGTGTGCTTGATTTAACAAACAGTGAGATACTTGAACTTTCTACGCAGTTTGATCAAGTAATTGTGCTGGATCAATCTGTAGAACAATGGAATCATCCTGCTGAGTTTCATGCAACACAAGATATAGCTAAAAGAATTGGTAGCAAAGTACGTTGGCAAAATGCAGATGGAAAATTACAACTACAGTATTGGCAGAATTTAGTTGATACTAACAAAAGTTTTTGTATATTTCCTTTTATTGAACTACTTACACAGAATGGCCATACTACAGTTTGTTGTCGAAGTTTTAAACCAGTACAACGCATAGATAAATTAGAAAATTTTTCAACAGATAAAGAATATAAAAAAATTCGTAAAGCAATGCTGGCAGGAGAAAGTTTATCTGAGCATTGTCAAGCATGTTATCAATTGGAAGATCAAAATGTAATTTCTGCTAGGCAAGCAGAAACAATAGACTGGGCAATGCGACTGAACTTACAAACAGTGGATGATCTAAACAATATAAAAGAACCTGTTTATTATGAAGTCCGGCCAAGTAATACTTGCAATTTAATGTGTAGAATGTGCTCGCCTATGTTCAGTAGTCTAATAGAAAAAGAACAAAAACAATTAGGCAAGATACCACAAGAGTATACAGAAGAATACAGTAATTTTGATATAGTAAAAATAGAAAATATTGTAAAGTTGTACGTTGCAGGCGGAGAACCAACTGCTATGCCAGAATTTTATGATTTTATACGTAAATGTGTTAGACGAAAATACACTGATTTTGAATTTGTTGTGAATACAAATGGCATGAAAGTATCAACACTGTTACTCGAACTTGGATCGCATTTTAAAAATTTGCAGTATATCATAAGCATCGACGGTTATAAAAAACACAACGACTATGCTCGTTGGCGTAGCAATTGGGGAACAATTATTGCAAATGCACACAAGCTAGAAAATAACGGACACAAAATACATTTCAACACTACGTTGAGCTTGTGGACAGTATTTGACTATCATAAACTTATACATTTTCTTGACACTGAATTTCCAAATTGCTTAATACACGGACAATACGGAGATGGGTATTCGCCATTTGTTTTCAAATATTCTCAAGAACAAATTGATAATCTTGAATCTATTTGTACAACCAAGATTTACAATAATAACTCACTGTTTAAAAGTTTCATAGACGGAACCATTGCTAGTGCTAAACAGTGTTGTAACAATAAAACAGCTCTTGCTAAATTTTTTACATACAATGATGAAATTGACAATGCAAGAAAAAGCAATCTATATGAATATATACCTGCACTAGAAGATCTTAGATTGCGTATTGACAATGTGCAATAACTATAGTATAATTAATAAAAAAACAGGAGAACAAGATGGGACTAACTAGACCTAAGGTAGCACAAATGGAAAAGCCAATGAAGAAAGATGATCCGCATTTTTGGGTGAGTCTTGTAAAAAGTGCAATTAGGATCGCGGCATGTTATATGCTTTTTATTGGCAGTATCGAAATGGCCGCAGTAACACTTGCTATAGCAGAATTTGCAGGAATAGGTGAAGAACTAGTATAATGAGTGCCGATGTCGACATAGACTTTGCTGACAGGCAACACATAATGGATCTAATCCAGTGTACTCCTGCTAGACAAAATGCTGAAGGTCGTAAGCACAACAGTGGTGTTTATGTTACGCCAATACCTGTTGATGCACCAAATGGTTGTGCAAGTATAGACTATGAATATGCCGAGCAACGTGGATATTTTAAACTAGACTTACTGAACCAAAGTGTGTATACACTGATACGTGATCAAGCACACTATGATACTATGTTGGCAAAAGAACCAGAATGGCATAGATTAAATGACAAAAATTTCTGTGAACGTGTAGTGCATATAGGCAACTACCACGATTTGCAAGTAGCAATGCAACCTAACTCAATAGCTCGTATGGCAGCGTTTATAAGCATTATACGTCCAGGAAAAGCACACCTACAACACAAGCCATGGAAAGAAGTATTTGAAACTGTTTGGGACGGTGATGATAGTGCTGGTTTTGTCTTTAAGAAATCACATGCAGTAAGTTATGCACGTTTAGTTGCATTACACGTTAATCTACTTTGCGAACCAGTGTAATACTTCTACGTTTAATTTTTTTACGTGAAAGCTCTTGTAAACTAGTAGCAGGGCCAAGTATTATATCCAAATCTTTGTTGATAAAAGTTTTGAGATAAGGTCTAAACTGTTCCCAATCATGTTTTAAGAATATGTTTATTGGTATACTGCGGTTGGATTCCCACCACCATTGATTTGCAAGTTCTAAAAAATCACGTTTAAGTTGCTCTTCGACTATTCCGCCAAAATCGTAGATTGTTGTTATTTGATCGTCACGGTTTTGTATTACGCCAACGTATTCATTACTTGCATATGTGCAAAATGTAATGAATGGATACCGCTCTGCAATCTTTTCGAATAGCTCTACGCCCATAAATACCTAGTAATTGGAGTTAAAATTAATGTATTCTACCACCGTATATTTATATCAGCAAAAGCAACAGGTGCTATTACCTGACACCAGCGGTGCGTACTTTCAAAGGAGATGGCAACCAGTGTATGCTAAAAAATTAAAGGTCAACAGAGGAGTTGACAATGTCATATTGTTTGAATTTATCAATCAAGATCAAAAACCTGTAAATATTACAGGTAGTACAATCACATTTAGGATGATGAGTACAGACGGCGATGAATTACTAATAGCCGAAGATCTTGTACATTTAAGCAGTGCATTTGGAAGAGCAAAAGTAACACTGTCAAGTGAGAAACTTGATCTAATAGAAGAGCAAACTGCCACATACAGTTTGGAACGTGCAAGTGGTAACTTATATGAAGCAGTGTTTACTGATGCATATAGTGCAGGCAGAGGACAAGTAGAGATAGTAGACAGTGTGTATCCAGACTTTGTTGAAAGTAAAATAATGTCATTGCCTTCCCCGATTGGTTCACGTACTGCGGAAAACGGAAATAGAGTAAACACAAGTGCAATTTATACTGCTGAAAACACATTAACAACATTGCAACTAGACTTTGATAACTTTTCAGGTAATGTAAAAGTACAAGCCAGCGAAAATCAAATCGGTCCAGATTGGTACGATGTTGGTAGTCAAATTGAATACACAAATCAAAATACTAGAAGCTACATCAATGTTGACGGAAGACACAATTGGTTACGACTAGAACTTAATCAGTATGGCGTCAACGGCAATGCAACTGCACAAGTACAAAATGGAGCAGTAACTACAATCGCAAGCAATGGTTCGGGCAGTGAATGGGATGGCCCTGGAAATCCGCGTGTAAGATTAGAAGGATTAGGGTCAGGTGCAACTGCAACTACAACTGTAGATGGCGGTAACCTAGGTACTATTACACTTACCAACGGTGGACAAGGATATATAACAGCACCCAATGTTATTATAGACAATGGCGAAATTACACAGATCCTTTACCGTTAGGAGAACACTTGCCCATAAAACGTTTGATAGCCGTAGGTTGTAGTTGGACTTATGGTGCTGAACTTCCTGAAGAAACAAGATTAGAAAAAAGTTACCCTGGACTAGTTGCAAAACACTATGGATTGCAATTAGACAATTGCGGCTATCCAGGAGCAAGCCTTGAAAGTATGCGTTGGGTATTACGATGGCATGTGCAAAATAACAAAGATTTAGATGAGATATTATGGCTAGTAGGACTGACTGAAAGCACACGTCAAAGTTGGTACAACGCATTAGGCAATGATGCAGAATATAACTTTAATTTTAATCAGCCTGATCGACTTTGGAACAATCATGTTCATAGTGTGTGGCTTAAAGAAAACGAC